GATGTGGGCAACGGGGCCGGGGTGATCGACCGGTTGCGACAGCTGGGGCATGATGTAATCGAGGTCAACTTTGGCGGCAAACCCATAAGCACACTCTACGTCAACAAGCGGACCGAGATGTGGTGGGAGATGGCCGAGGCCGTAAGGTCCGGTTTGTCCCTGCCGAATAACAACTCCCTCAAATTGGAACTGGCGACCCCGACCTATTCATTCGACACGCAGAATAAAATCAAACTCGAAAGCAAAGACGATATCAAAAGGCGAATGCCCGACAGTGCGTCGCCGGACATTGCCGATGCGCTGGCCCTGACCTATGCGTTTCCGGTGATGCCGCGCAGACCGTTCGCTACGCGGACGGTGCGCGACTACGATCCCTATAAACTGCAGAAGGTTAATAACACAAGCGTTTATGCGCCTGCTTTTGGAGTGACATGATCGAGATCAGACGAACCACCATTGAAGAGATTCGGAACGCCGACACGGTTGACGAGATCGTCGCGGGGTATGCCGAGGGTGCTCTGGAAGGAATCCCGTCCAATGGTCCGTTATGGGAGTTCTATCAGACCCTGGAGAGACTCGGGGGGTTTTATCCGATTGGGGCATACATGGACGGGAAACTGATCGGGGTGCTGTTCTACTTCATTAACCCGTCACTGCATTACGGATCGGTTATTTGCGTGATTGAAACGATCTATGTGCTGCCGGAATACCGCAAGACAGGCGCGGGATTGAAGCTCCTGCGGTTTGTCGAGGAAGATGCGCCCGGGAAGGGTGCTGTCGCAATGATGGCAACGGCCCCGGTGGATAGTGCGTTTTCAAAAGTATTGACCGGGTTGAAATACACACTGGCATCGCAGTTTTTTTACCGGTGCTTAAAACAGGAGGAATGACATGGGCGTAGCAGAGGGATTGATCGCAGCGGCAGTGGCCATAGGGGCGATGATAACGGGCGGGGCGACAGCCTATTCGTCCAACGTCAGCAGGGCGGCAACAAATGAGGCAACGGATAAAGCACAGATGTCTTCCCTTGAGCAGATGGCCCAGCAAGAGAAGCAGGCCAAGGCCACGGCAAAGGCAGCAGACGAGGCGCAGAACCGGGCTAACCAGAAAGCCCCGAATACCAACGCTATCCTGTCCGCAGCGCAGCAGGCGGCCAAGGGAGGCCTTGGAGGCACGATGCTGACCGGGTCGCAGGGGGTCAATCAGGATCAGTTGAACCTGGGAAAAACTTCACTCTTGGGTAGCTAAATGGCAGACGAATCCACCATCAAAGGTAAGAAACTCACCCGGCAGAAGATCGTAAACCGGTGGGGAATGCTCAAGCAGGAGCGATCCTCGTGGTGGAGTCAGTGGCAGGAATTGAGTTCATACATCCTGCCGATCTCCGGGCGTTTCTTTGTGCAGGACCGCAACAAGGGGAATCGCCGTGGAAACAATATCTATGACTCCACCGGGACTCGCGCTCTACGCATCCTCGGGGCGGGGATGATGGCGGGGGCCACATCACCCGCGAGGCCCTGGTTTCGACTGGCCACGGCAGACCCTGACCTCAATCAGTACCATCCCGTGCGAGTATGGCTCGATGATGTCACCCGATTGATGCAGACGGTTTTTCAAAAGTCAAACACCTATCGCTCATTGCACGGGATCTACGAGGAATTGGGGTGTTTCGGGACGGCAGCGGCCATCATCCTGCTGGACTATAAAAACATCATCCATCACTACGTCCTGACCGCAGGCGAATATGCCATCGCAACCGATTACCAGGGCAAGGTCTGCACGATCTACCGGGAGTTTGAAAGGCCTGTCTCTGAAGTGGTTAAAGAATTTGGTTACGACCAGTGCTCGACTGCCGTGAAGAATATGTTTGACCGGGGCCAGCTTGACCAGTGGGTCGGGATCATTCACGCGATAGAGCCTCGAGCGGACAGGGACATCAGCAAGATCGACAACCGGAACATGAAGTGGGCAAGCTACTACATGGAGGCCAGTGGCAACGAAAACAAGTTCCTGCGGGAGTCGGGTTTCAATCATTTTCCGTCCGTCGTCCCCAGGTGGGCGATCAGCGGCGGGGACATTTACGGCAACTCCCCGGCGATGGAAAGCCTCGGCGACATCAAGCAACTCCAGCACGAGCAGCTGCGGAAAGCGCAGTGCATCGATTACAAGACAAAGCCTCCGCTGCAAATACCGAACTCCCTGAAGAATAGAGATGTCGATATGCTTCCGGGCGGGGCTACATATTATGATGTCACGAACACCAACAATACCATCAAGTCTTTATTCGAAGTCAACCTCGACCTCCAGCATTTGCTGATGGACATCCAGGATGTGAGGGAGCGGATCCGGGGATCTTTCTTTGCTGACCTCTTCCTCATGCTGGCCAATTCCGAGAATACGCGGATGACGGCCACGGAAGTCGCGGAACGCCACGAGGAGAAACTCCTTATGCTCGGCCCTGTGCTCGAGCGGCTACACAATGAACTCCTCGATCCCCTGATTGAGATCACCTTCAGTCACATGATGCAGGCGGGGATCCTGCCTCCTCCTCCGGAACAAATCGAACAGGGCATGGAGATCAACGTCGAGTTTGTTTCGATGCTGGCGCAGGCGCAGAGAGCCGTCGGGGCCAATTCAGTGGACCGTTGGATGGGCAACCTGGGCGCAGTGGCGCAGTTCAAACCGGATGTCTTGGACAAGTTTGATTCCGATTACTGGTCGGAGGCGTACGCCGATATGTTGGGCGTGGATCCCAAGATGATCGTCGCCACGGATAAGGTGGCACTGATCAGAAAGGGTCGGGAAGAGGCGCAGGCCAAGGCGCAGCAGGCCGCTGAAGCGGAGCAGCAGTCCAAGACGATCAAGAACCTGGGCGGCGCATCGATGGGTCAGGATTCAGTCCTGACGAACGTCATGGATCAGTTCACCGGATACAACACTCCGGGGGTCGTTAGATAACAGGAGGGCATTATGCTGGCAACACCTTTGAGTTCAACACGGGAAGAATTAACCGAGCGGATTGCGTACGACGCATCGAACAGACCGGAATATATCGGATACGCAGCGCCCGGAACGGCAGCCAATGAGCGCGGGTGGCAGATCCAGAAGATCACCTACGGCGTGGCGGGACCTACCCTAGCCGCTTTCGCCGGAAGCGATAACGGTTTTGTCCATGTGTGGGATGACCGCGCAGCGTACGTTTACGCATAAGGGGGTCTTATGAAATTCATACCTGCATTACAGATCGGGTTCGCATGGGTCAGAAGTCTAATCGGGTTCGTTGTGACCCTTGCTGGCACGACCGGAGGTTTTTCCCGGTGTGTCGCGGAGGCTGCCGTGCTCCTGGCGGGGGCAAGCGGGTCGATTGCCATTGGTGTCCCGAAAGGGGCCAGGATCCTCGGGATCCAGTTGCGGGTGGATACTCTGATCGCTTCTGCCGACGGGGGAACGACCTGGAAAGCGGACTATGTCAACACGCCGACGACGGCCATCTGCACGGCGCAGGCCTTTGCAAAGAACACCAAGGTCGATGCGATCCATCCGGCCTATGAGATAACAACGGACGTTGTGTCGATCACGATCACCCCGGATGCGGGAACTTTCAGCGCGGGAATCGTACGGGCGATCGTCTATTACGAAAACATCACGGCCATGGCCAACGCGTAAACAAACAGGAGGGTTAAAAAATGCCAAGAAAAAACATCATCACACAGGGGCCGTTTTTATTTGATTCAGACACGGGCAGGATCTGCGGAGTGCGCCACCCGGACGGCACGGAAGAGTTCATCGTCCTGTCGAACGTCAGGACGGGAACGCCGGTCAACGGGGTGAAAGCCGCTCTCACGAGTGACATGACCAATGCCAATGCGGACATCACCCTGACGGCAGTCGACTACGGAGCAGGTGGAAACAATATTTCCATGACCTATATCAACCCGGGCGCGATCAACCAGTCCCTTAAAGTACTCGTCAACGGGAAGGACATCCTCGTCTACCTGGCGACCAACGGAGCAGGGGCGATCACTTCTACTGCGATCCTCTGCGCTGCAGCGATCAACGCCCACCAAGACGCATTGAAACTGGTCGCGGCGACCTATGAAGGAACGGGCCTCGGCGTAGTGAACGCCAAGGTAAAGGCTTTGCTGGCGGGAGGGGTCACCTGTACCCCCGGCATCGCCGGAAGCTCGATGATGAAAGATTCCACGGGATTTCTCTGGCACAAGACAGGCGACCAGACCTGGTCGAGCTTCACCACGACCATTGTCGATGCCACCACGACCGTCAAAGGCAAGGTCGAACTGGCCACCGACGCGGAAACGCAAACCGGCACAGATACGCAACGGGCCATCACCCCAAGCAACCTGTCGGCGCGGACTGCCACGGAGACCCGTACAGGCCTCGCGGAACTTGCCACAAAAGATGAGGCAATCGCCGGGGTGGACACAGGAAGGATCACCACCCCTGCGGGTAACGCAGCGAGTGAAGCGATCATTAAGAACCCTCTCGCATTTGCCCAGGGCGTGAATCTCACCGCCGACTCTGGCTCGACAGGAATTGCGGTTGCTGATGATGATGATATAGACTTCGGGACGGGGAATTTTACACTTGTTTGGAAAGGTAGCCTGCCGGATTGGACACCTGTCACATATCCACCATTAATAGAAAAGTATCAAGATGATGCAAATAGGTGGATATTCGGTGTATATGCAGGTACTGGCTTATATTTTCATTATTACAAAACTGGATCGGCGACTCTTACTGTTAACCCTGCTATAACGCTACCTACTGATGGAACAGTAGGAATGGTGTGTGCAGTTATAACAAGGGAAACTGCTACTGTCGCTGGATCTGTTGAATTTTATGTAAATGGTCTTTTAAAGGCAACGTCTGTTTTATTTGCGGGAGCTCCTCCAGATATTTCTAATATCGGTTCAGTTTATATTAGTGGAACAAATGCTGTCCGTAATGCTTCCACCACCCATTTCGCCGCCACCTTCAACCGTGCCCTTTCTGCCGCAGAAGTCCTCGACCTCTATCGAAACGGGATCAACGCTGCCGACAAATGGGGATCGCAAGTCAGCATCATCACCGGAAATGATTCCACATTTGCAGGCGCGTCGAACTGGGCGAATGTAGATATCAACGCCTATGATGAGACAGGCGACCTGACCATCACCGCGAACGCAATCGGGCAATACTGCACCCTTCCGGTGGCCAATGCTCCAATGGTGGCGGGAAAGAAATACAGACTCGTATTCGATGTGGCAAATCTGGTTTCGACCTGGACGATCAAGGACTTTGGCGGGACGCAGACCATTGGCACAATCAACGCAGCAGGCACAGGCCAGAGCATTGAATTTACGGCAAGCACGAGCGGCGGTTTAAGAATTGTCTCCAACGCAGCCGATTCCAGTGCAGACATCGACAATGTCTACCTGTACCAGATCGGCGTGACCCTTGCCCTCGAACCGGAAGGGATTCAACCCTCCCCCGGCCAGTGGCTCGACTCCTCATCCAACAACCTCCATGCCATGCAGCCTGCCGCAGGATCTTCCCTGGTCAGACTGAAAAATGAATTTGAGTTCCGCTGGACGAACGTCTGGACGGCCTCCAGTGCCGCGCAATATATCGGCGGCCTCAACCAGGTCATCCTGACGGCCAAGCATTTCATTACCTCGATTGTGAGCAGGGCGACCGTGATCACGGATGTCGAGAATGTGACCATCGGGGACGGCAGCGATGTGGATTACTATGTGACAGCGATAGCTCCGACAGCTGCCCCGATCATCCATACCCTGGCAAAGAACCTAAACGACGGGACCAATTTGAAACTGGTCGTCACCCCGGCAGCCAAGGCAACCATGACGATCGAGTTTATCGTTAAGGGATACCTGCTGGAATAAAACCAATAAAATTAGGAGGGCCAAAATGATTATCAGCACAGCGATAAAGGGACGGGAAAGCGCAGAAGTATTACTGATCGATTTCGAGCACGGATACATGGACGTAAAGGATCCGGTAGACGGCGTGTGCCGTGTGCCGCTGGACAAGACTTACAATGCCATGCCAACCACGAAAGACCTGGCCGTCTGTGTGGAAGCGAAACTGAAAGAAATCGTTAAACGGGAGATCTAAAGGGATGGACCCTTACGATTTACAGGGCCAGAAAAAGGCCAAAGAGGAGCAGGCCCTAGACGAAAAGATGAAGCGGGAGTCGGAGGAAAACGACTTCCGCTGGTTAATGAGCAGTAAACGCGGCAGACGGATCATATTCAGACTATTGCAGCAGAGAGGTGTTTTTTCGACTTCTTTCAATCCGACGGCCATGCACATGGCTTTTCTGGAGGGGAATAGAAACTCTGGTTTGATATTGATGGATCTGATCCACAGGTGCTGCATCGAATTATATCCCACAATGATAAAGGAGAACGCAAATGGCAGAGAACACCGCGACAACGAACAATAGCGGGAATGTGACAGATCAGAATACCCTTATGGACAATAAGCAGGACACTGATCAAACAACCGATCAAACTGACCAGGACACTGATAAAAAAGATCAGACTGACCAGACCGATCAGACGACAGACTCAACCGTCAAAGCAGAGGGCGCACCCGAGAGTTACGAGTTCGTGCCGCCGGAAGGGCAGAAGTTCAATCCGGGATTCATCGATGCCTACGCCGAAGTGGCCAAAAAACTCGACCTCTCGCAGGAGAAAGCCCAGACTCTCATCGACGAGATGACACCTGTCCTACAGAAGCAGCAGATCGACCAGTTGAACGCCGTCCGCGCACAGTGGACGGAAGCCTCGAACGCCGACGCGGAATTTGGTGGAGACAAACTCGACGAGAGCATGGCAGTTGCTAAAAAAGCACTCGAAAAGTTCGGTTCGCAGGAACTCAATGACCTGCTCAACACCACCGGATTCGGAAACCATCCCGAGATCATCCGGTTCTTTTACCGGACCGGTAAAGCAATCTCCGAAGACACTTTCGTCGGCGGCCACAAAGAGGGCAAGCCTGGACCGATGGACTTTAACCAGATGGCAGACAAACTTTACAAATAGGAGATAAACTATGCCTACATTAGCAACCACCAACCTTACGCTTGCAGACTGGGCAAAGCGCGTGGATCCCGACGGAAGGATCCCGATCATCGCGGAACTGCTTACCCAGACGAATGAAATTTTAACCGACGCGGTTTTTAAAGAGGGCAACTTGCCCACGGGTGAGAGAGTCATCGTAAGAACCGGTCTTCCCTCTGTTTACTGGAGGGCGTTGAACCAGGGTATTCCTTCCAGCAAATCCACGACTGCACAGGTCGATGAGGCCTGCGGCATTCTGGAAGCACGTTCGGAAGTGGACAAGGACCTGGCGATGCTCAACGGCAACACCAATGGATTCCGGCTTTCCGAGGATTCCGCATTTTTGGAAGCAATGAATCAGACGATGGCAAGCTGCCTGCTGTACGGCAACCCCGGAATCGATCCGAAACAGTTCCTGGGCCTTGCTCCCCGCTACAGCGACATCGGTGGCGGTGCTCCGGCAAACGCCGCGAACATCCTGTCAGCAGGCGGCGCGGATGCTACCTCGAACACTTCCATTTACCTGGTCGTTTGGGGCGACAATACCGTTTACTGCCCGTTCCCGAAAGGTTCCAAGGCAGGCCTGATCCACCAGGATCTCGGTGAGCAGACCGTTTATAATTCGGACGGGACACGTCTACAGGCACTGGCGACGTTGTACCAGTGGAAAAACGGTCTGGTGGTCAAGGACTGGCGTTACGTTGTCCGCATCGCCAATATCGACACCGACGACCTCATCGCACAGGCGGGAACCCAGGCAGCGGCAGCGGCGACCCATATCTTCAAACTGATGGCACGGGCGATTTACCGCATCCCGAACATGAAGATGGGGAGACCGGCGTTCTATATGAACCGGACCGTTCATTCCGGCATGGCCATCGCGGCGATGGATCGCAGCCAGAACGTGCTGAAGATCAACGAGGCGACCACGCAGTTCGGGCAGCCGCATTCCTGGTTGTCTTTCCTCGGAGTCCCGCTGCGCCAGGTGGACAGCATCGTCAACACCGAGGCAGTCGTAGCTTAACCTTTTAAACTTTTATGAAGGAGAATAGATATGTTTACTGATGATTTATTGAGAGTCGGCGGATCCCACACTGCTGCGGCAGCGGCATACGCCAACGGTGCTCCCTCGGGTTTCCCGGCGGGACAGGTCGTGACCGCAAATGGCGACAACCTTTCCACCGACACCATCGACCTGGGCGGGACGAACATCACCCGCGAGATCGGCGAGGGCAAGGCCCTTTACATGGTCTGGTCTGTTACGGATGCTTTCGTCCGGGCAGCCGGGGCCATCGGCACGATTTTCCAGATCCTGATCGACGATGATCCGGCACTGGGTACGCCTGTCGTTATCGCGGCGACCGGGTCGATTGCCAAGGCAGACCTTCACCTGGGCGCGCAGGTGGTATTGCAGATCCCCCCGGTGGTAGCATCCCTGGGACTGCGTTACCTCGGCGCGAACGTCAACAATGCGAACGCTCCCGACGCGGCCTCTGTCTGCTGCGATATCGTGGAAACATTGCAGGACGGAATGAAGTTCTACCCGGCGGTGTAATGTGAAATTCAGAGTCTTGCAAAAGTGTTTTGTTGATAACGGTCTACGGGAGAAGGGGGATGTTATTGAGTACAGTGGACCTCCGAATGGCAACCTCTCTCCCTTGGACAGTCCTTTGAAAGGGGGCGGGAAACTGCCCCCCAAGGGGAAGGGAGTAAAGAATGACCGCGGTAGAAATCTGCAACCTGGCCCTGTCTCACCTGGGGGACACGGCATCAGTATCGGCGATTGATCCTCCGGAAGCATCCGTACAGGCTGAATTGTGTTCACGGTTCTATCCCATAGCGAGAGACACTGTATTACAGTCGCATCCGTGGAGTTTCATCACCCGCAGAGCGGATTTAGTATTGACTGCCGAGGTCAATGACCAGTGGGAGTACGTCTATGCCCTTCCGAACAATCTGATCGAGATCATCGCTATTTTAGATCCGAATACGGACCATGATTATTCGATTACCTACGAAACCTCCGAGAACCTGGGAGCATTTCCTGACGGGGTGGGAGCTTATGCACCGAGACCTTACGCTATTGAAACCCTTGCCGCAGGCACGAGGGTCATCTGCACGAACCAGGTGGATGCCGTCGCAAGATATACCCAGTACATCACGGACACCACCCTGTTCCCGCCGATGTTCGCCATGGCGTTAACCTGGCTGCTGGCCTCCATGCTGGCCGGTCCGCTGATCAAAGGCGACGTAGGGGCTGCCGAGGGGAAGAGATGCTACCAGATGTTCCAGGTGCATCACCAGTCGGCCATGGCCCATGATTCCAAGCAGAGAAAAACGGGGATGAACCATTTCGTCAGTTGGATCTCCGGGAGGTAGAATGGCGAACTTGCGGACATTCCAGAGATCGTTCGGCGGGGGCGAAATCAGTCCCGAAATGTTCGGACGGATTGACGACACCAAGTACCAGGCGGGACTGGCGACCTGCCGGAATTTCATCGCCCTGCCCCAGGGACCCGCCGAGAACAGGACGGGAACTGTCTACATACGGGTCACCAAGGACTCCACCAAAGAATCGCGGCTTATTCCTTTTACCTATTCTACGACCCAGACGATGGTCCTGGAGTTCGGGGAGTATTACATACGATTTTATACCCAAGGGGCCTGGTTGACCTATGCGGTCCCGGCAGCCTACAACGCTGCGGTAACCTATAACGTAGGGGATCTGTGCGCGCAGGGTGGAACGAATTACTACTGCATAGCGACGACCACGGGTGCTTTTGACGCAGCCGACTGGTACGCGCTTCCTGCCGATCTGACCTATGAAATCCCCACACCATACGCGGAAGCGGACCTGTTCGAGCTTCATTATGTCCAGAGCGCGGATGTCCTTACGATCACGCATAACAATTATCCCCCTTCCGAGTTACGGCGAAACGGGGCGACGGACTGGACATTAACGGTGATCGACTGGACACCATCCATCGGTACGCCAGCGGCTCCGGTTTGCGTTAAGGCGGGGGCAGGAGTTGGATACACCTATATGTACGTCGTGACGGCCATCGCAGCGGATTCAATCACTGAAGGCCTCGCGTCGGCCTTTGGAGGAGTTGCGGATTCCAATCTTTATACGTCAGGGACCTATCATACCATTAGCTGGGGTGCGGTGGCCGGGGCCGTGCGGTATAACGTATACCGGTACACAGGGGGCGTATGGGCATTTATCGGGTCGACCGGAAGTTTGAGTATTGTCGACGACAACATCTCCCCGGACACTTCTGTCTGTCCTCCGATTTATCCTACTCCCTTTACCGGTGCGGGAAATTATCCGGCAGCGGTGAGTTATTACGAGCAGAGAAGGGCCTTTGCCGGAACGATCAACGCTCCCCAGAGTATGTGGATGACCAAGAGCGGGACGGAATCGAATATGTCCTACTCTCTTCCGATCAAGGATGACGACCGGATTTCCGTCCGGGTGGCCGCAAGGGAGGCGAACGCCATAAGACACATCGTTCCCTTGAGTCAACTCCTTTTATTGACCTCTGCGGCGGAATGGCGGGTGACGAGCATCAATTCGGATGCGATCACTCCCTCGAGCATATCCGTCAAGCCCCAGTCTTATGTTGGTGCAAGCAACACGCAGCCGTGCATCGTGAACACCAATCTCATTTACATAGCGGCACGGGGAGGTCACGTTCGGGAGTGCGGGTACAACTGGCAGGCCAACGGATTCATCACGGGGGATCTCTCTTTGAGGTCGGCGCATCTTTTTGATCATTACGACATTACGGACATGGCCTATAGCAAGGCCCCGCAGCCCATTCTCTGGTTTATCTCCACGAGCGGGAAGCTTCTGGGGTTGACCTACGTCCCCGAGCAGCAGATTGGCGCATGGCATCAGCACGACACCGTAAATGGGATCTTTGAGTCCTGCTGCTGCGTGGCCGAGGGCGCGGAAGACGCTCTATATGTGGTCGTGAAGAGATACATCAACGGGGCCTATGTGAGGTACATCGAAAGGTTTGCGACGCGAAGGTTCGACGACCTGGAGGATGCGTTCTTTGTGGACTGCGGGTTGACCTACGACGGGACCAACGTGGCGGCCACGACCATGACGCTCACGGGTGGGGTGCTCTGGGGGCCGACGGAAAGCCTCACGTTGACGGCTTCCGTGAACTCCTTTGTCGCGGGGGATATCGGGGATGTCATCGTCCTTACGGGCATTGACAATAAAACCTACCGGATGAGGATCACCGCAGTTACGGCCCCGACGGTTGCCAAAGTCACCCCGGAGCTAACGGTTACCATAGCGTCAGGCTTGAGAGCAGCGGCGACTGCGTCCTGGGCCTGGGCCAGACTGGTCATGTCCGGGCTTGGTCATCTCGAAGGGGAAACCGTAAACATCCTGGCCGACGGATCGGTCCATGCCCCGAAGGTGGTCACGGCAGGGGAGATTACCCTGGATTCCCCGGCGGCCCTGGTTCATGTGGGCCTGCCCATTACCGCAGATCTGGAAACCCTTCCCATAACCTTACAGGCAGACGGATTCGGGCAGGGGCGCACGAAAAACGTGAACAAATGCTGGCTGCGGGTATACCGGAGCGGGGGCATCTGGGTCGGGCCGGATGAGGACAATCTCACGGAGATGAAGCAGAGAATAGGAGAGTTATTCGGAGATCCCCCGGAACTGAAGACGGAAGAGATGCAGATCGTCGTCACTCCTTTATGGGGTTCTGGTGGGCAGGTCTTTGTGCGGCAGACGGATCCTTTGCCATTGAAACTGGTTTCACTTACTTCAGAGGTCGCGGTCGGAGGTTAACATGGCTACAATATCTTCTTATAATCTTTCCGGGGGCGGGGATGCTATGGTCAACACGGCCAACTCCTCCATGCTCGGCGGGGAAACCATCGGGGGGGGATCCTCCGGTGGGGGTGCAGGCATGGCCCCGGGCGCAATATCGGGCCTGGTCAACTCCATCATCGGCGGGGTGACTTCCGTCGTCGGGGCTTATCAGTACGCCGACAGACTGAAAAAGAACCTGGAATTTCAGTCGGTCGTGAGTGCCTTTAATTCCCGGATGTCGGCCCTTAACCTGGAGTTAAGCGAGAAGACCGCCCAGCAGTTCATGAGGGCCGGGGAGCAGGCGCAGTCACAGATCTCGATGAAAGCGGCGAAAGTCAAAGGCGCGCAGAAAGCCTCCCAGGGAGCACGGGGAGTGCAGATAGGAGTCGGCAGCGCGGCAGAGGAGATCGCCACCACGGATCTGATGAAGGAAACCGACCGGAACACCATCAACGCGAACACCGTGCGGGAGGCATGGAACCAGAGACTCGCGGGGGTGCTGGGGCAGACGACCACGGTCAATTACGCCACGCAATCGGCCATGCTTAACGCATCCGCAGAGAGCATCAGCCCCTGGGCGGCAGCCGGGACGACTCTTATGAAAAGCGCGACCAACGTGGCCGCGCAGTGGTACAAGTACAAATACAAGGAGAAAAGCGAATTAGCGGATCTTTTCAGTTCTTATAGCGGAGGTTCATTCTGATGAAATATGACCTCCCTACCCAAAGTCTCGGCGTATCATCGGCCCCGAAAACGCAGGCCTTTGAAGCTCCCGATGTAAAGGACTATTCCGGGAAGCAGATGCAGGAGGCCGGCGCGGCCTTAATGAACACCGGAGGGGAAATCCTCCGGGTCCAGAGGGACATCGAGAACACGCTGGCCGAAGCGGCGACGATGAAGAGGCTGAACCAACTTGACAACGGGATTCAAGAAATAATGATGCATCCCGAAACAGGGTTTATGGCCAAGTTTGGAGAGGATGCAGTCAAGGCCACTCCCGGCACACTGAACAGCATACGGGATCTCCATGAAATCTTGGGGGCAGATATCAAGGATCCTCTTCAGCGAGCACTCTGGGAGAAACACACACCGTCAAGGATCAAGGCCGTTAAAGAGCGGATCTACGGACACACCATCAATCAGGCGACAACGTGGAAGATTAACGAGACAGAAGCAGGCAAAAAGAATGCCGCAACTGAATTAAAGCAGAGCATGAAGATCGATGCTGAAGGATACATTATAGATGATTCCGGGAACAGGGTAATATCTCACGAATCCGCTACTAGTCAACCTTCAAAAAAATATGAGGTTCCAATACGGGGTAAAAAGTCATTTTCTTTCACTCCTCGCGCATTAGAAACAGAGGTGCTGAATGAAGAGCAGAAAAACACCATCCGCACGGCAATGACAGACTATAACGTGATCGCGATGGTCTTTGCCGAAAGGGATCATTCACAGAAAGATATTTACAAACAGGAAGGACTACCCGTCAAGAAACACGGCAATCAGAAGGCTTTCGGTCCGTATCAGTTTATGCCGTTTGCTTGGGGAGATTGGTGCAAAAAGGCAGGAGTACCTGTCAACACTCCAAAAACCCCGGAAATGCAGGACTATGTCGCCGCGAAGAACTGGATCAGACTGGTTAATGAAAACGGAGGAGTTGATGGCGGCGGCGTAGAAAAAGCGGCAGTAGCGTGGAACGGTGGGGAAGGAGCGTTAAGTGAACTTAAAGCAGGGAACCTTGATGTTTTAAACCGAAAG